ATAACAAGCAGATCGAGAACTTTAAGTCTCGCTATAACGCAGAAGCACAGCGTCAGTTGGCTGAGACCACAAGCACACGTTCTACATCTGGTACAGATACCTCAACGGCTGCAAGAAGTAAGTCAGTCACACAGGGTATGGGATTCACCCAAGATGAGCAGCAACAGTTTATCGCTAAGTTCCTAAAGAACAACTACAAGATTACAGGCAAAGAAGAGTCTGGTCGTGCCGCTACTATCATTGATGATCTACAGCGCGTATATCAAGACAATTTACTTCCAGAACCCCCATTAGAAGAACTTGCGGCTTTTGCTGCTAATGCTATTGGAACTGGTGACCCAGAGATGTACAAGCAGAAGATTGATACTAAGTTGCAGTCAGTACGTATGGTCGCAGCAAAGATGCACCCAGGAGCAGCAGATATTCTTGCTGCTGGAACAGATATTAAGACTATTGCTACCCCTATCTCACAGGCCATTAACGCATACCTAGGTACAAATATTGCATACAACGATCCACGCATCAAGGAACTTGTCAACTATAACGATGGAACTGGTATTCGCACAGCCAACTCTATGGATATTGAGAAGTGGGCAAGAAAGCAACCAGAGTTTGCAACTAGCGCCTACGGTAAGAACCGCGCTATGGACATCGCAAATGCATTCGAACAGGGGCTCAAGTAATGGCTACTAAAGCACAACTAGCAAAAGCAGCGGCAGACCTAAAAAAAGCACAAGCCAATCTTGCAAAAGTATCAAAGCCTAATGTGATCCCTAACTTTAAGCCAGCAGTTAACATGCCTACACCTGCAAAGCAACCAGGACAGGCTGGATTTGTAGGACCTACAGCACCTGTTTTTCCTGCTGAAACTGCTTTTATATTTTACAACCAATGCATTGTAGAAGAAGTATACACATCTGGTCCAAACGCTGGAACAAGCGTAAGTACTGGTGGTCTTGTACTCCAAGGACCAAAGCCAGCAGACACCAGTGCTGCTCGTGCTGACTTGTTTAGTACGCTCACAGCAGGTAGCGGAATTGGTGGAGGAAATAAAACTACAGCAACAACTTCATCTACAACTGATAGACAGTTAATTGCCTCTAAACTAAAAGAACTTAACTTTCCTGATTCAATTATTGATGGTTCAATCAACTTTGTTCAGTCAGCAATGGATGATGGATTAGAACTAGCAAACGCTATTAATATTCTTTACAACAACAAAGAATACACAACCAAGAATGGTATTAAGTTAGCGTCTCCTTTCTATGCTGAATTTACATCACTTAAAGAAAACTACAAGGGAGATCCACGCTTTACCCCAACACCAAAGGAACTCATGGAGTTCTCTCTTGGCGTTAAGAGCCTAGTATCTCGCTATGGACGTAGTTCTAAGTTTGCTGATCGTGCATCAATAGAGCAGTATGTAGCCAATGGTGTGCGTATTACAGACCTAGACCAGCGCTTTGCCACAGCAGCAATCAAGACACTTGAGGCTGATCCTAACGAAGTCAAGACACTCAAGGCTCTAGGATACATTAAAGAAACAGAAGATCTTGCTGATTTCTACCTTGATCCAAAGATCGGTCAGGAACAGTTTGAGATCAATGCTAAGACAGCAGCCTTTGGTAAGCAGGCTCTCAAGAGAGCAGAATCTGGTATTACATTTGATGCAGCCCGTATCAAGCAACTCGCTGCTGGCACAGGTAATGCTGCAGATGCAGAGGCTACAGCAGCACAGGGTTATGAGACTATCTCTCAGACTCTCCAGCCACTGACAAAACTAGAACAGATTTATGGTGTGGGAATCAATCAAGCAGCGATTCAGACTCAACTAGAAGAAGAGCAGTTCAGGGGAACCGCATCAGAACTACGTAAGCGTCGTAAAGAGCAAGAAGAACTTGCCTTCCAGCGCAGGTCAGGCACTATTGGTGCTAGCCGTGGTTCAGGTGGTTCTCTAGGTACACGTTCCACACTCGGAACAATATAAAAGAATTCCACTGGACCTATCGGCCCCAGTGGTGTATAAGACCGATAGTACGAGCCAACTTGGATCCTCTTCCAATCTTGAGGCGTACGACAACTACTAACAGAGAGAGGTTGCTATGAGCAACAACCGCGACAACATCAACTGGGATATCGAAGACGAAGATGACGAGGATTATACCCCGACATACGACAACGATACCGATCTAGTAAAGAAACTCCGCAAAGCGCTAAAGGCCGAGCAACGCAGAGCAAAAGAACTAGAGACCAACCTGGGAGAACTGAGTAAGACTCAGAAAGAGCGGATTCTAAAAGATGTTTTTACATCCCGTGGAGTCAACGCAAAGATAGCAGCATTTGTTCCAAATGACATCGAAGCAACAGAGGAAGCAATTTCCTCATGGATCGACGAGTATGCCGACGTGTTCGGTATTCAACAGGATTCTTCAAAGGTATCTGAACAAGATATCGCTTCAATGCAGAAGATGAACAATCTGCTAACTAATGCAGAAGCACCAGGGGCCTCAGATGATATTGCAAATCGCCTAGCGAATGCATCTTCCGAGGAAGAAATTTTAACAATTATCAGCGGTCAATAAACCGCAAACTAACCAGAAAGGAGATATCAGCCCATGGCCGATGTCTTTACAAATTCCACGTCTGGGTTAGGTTCCAATCTTGTAACTATGGCGTACGACAAGTTGATCGAACTCAACTTGCGTTCAACACCACAGTTCCGCGCAATCGCAGACAAGAAGATCGGAAACCCAACTCACGACGGTTCTTCAATCCGTTTCCAGTTCTACAACGATATTGCTGACACCACAATCGCTGGTGCAACACTCTCTGAAACTGTAGATCCAGATGCAGTAGCAATGCCAGCAACTACAACCCTAGATGTCGCACAGACAGAACTAGGTCGCGTAGTTATCCCAACACGTAAGTTGTCACTTATGTCTCTTTCAGATGTTGATCCATGGATTGCTAACGCAGTTGCGTTCAACATGGCAACCACACTAGATAACGGTATTGCCGCTATCCTAGATGCAGGTACAAACGTCATCCGCGAATCTGCTGGTTCACTTTCAACAACTGCTGCTAAGTCAACAATCGTAGCATCAGATACATTTAAGGGACGCGACGTACGTTACGCTGTAACAAAGTTGCGCGCTTCAAACGTTGTTCCACGTGGCGGAATGTATGTTTCATACATCCACCCAGAAGTCTCACACGATCTTCGTACAGAGACTGGAAACAACATCTGGCGTACACCACATGAGTACCAGAACGTTGGACCACTCTATGCTGGTGAACTTGGCGCATGGGAAGGTGTCCGTTTCATCGAGACACCACGCATGACTAACTCAATCTCAGGTGGTGCTCTAACAGCACTCGCAACTGCATCAGCAGTAAGCGGTGCCTCAGGTGCATTTACTATCGTTGCAGCAAACGCTGCTTTCGGTGGTCTTGCTGAGGTCGGAGATGCTATCTCAGGTACTAACGTAGGTTCAGGTGCTTTGATTACAGCAATCGAAGTTGGCGCTACAAACACAACATTCACAGTGTCTGTCGCTAACTCAGGAACTGTTGGAACAAACACACTTACAGTTACTCCAAAGGCACGTGTTTACAACACCTACGTACTCGGACAGCAAGCACTTGCTGAGGCAGTATGGAAGGAACCAGGCATTGAGTTTGGTAACGTTGTAGACAAGTTGAACCGCTTCCGCCCAGTCGGCTGGCACGGTATCATCAACTGGTCAATCTACCGTCAAGAGGCGCTATACCGCATCGAGACTGCTTCATCAGTTCGTCCATAATCTAAGTAATTAGACGGGTGGGTAGGGGGCAACCCCTACTCATCAGTAAAACGGCTTAGGAGGCTATATGACATACAGATTCACAACTCCAACAGTGAGTGAAGGTCCATTAGGGGAAGGCCCATTATTTGAGCGTTTCCGCCTTACAAGAGGCGTTAGCGTCATTAAAATTGATGGGGAATATTATGAGTTGCGAAACCCTTCTAGTGAAGAGGTTGCAGCAGCAGAGGCTTTCTATCTAGGTGGAATCACCTACGACGTAAGCCCAGGAGAAAAGGCTAGCCTAGAGGCAGCAGGATACACAGTGGAGACAGTATGAAACATTGGGAACATCATCCAGATCCGATAGACGGTTGCTTTGGTTGCAAAGCACTAGGGCTACAGATGAATGCAGGGGATGCTTCCTCACAGAAGCAGACAAGTAACAAGAAGTGGGAAGGCGAACTACAAGCCTACCGCGATGCAAGGGCTCAAGGTATCCAACCATCAGGTACATCCATGAAGAAGATCCAAGAGGCTCGCAGAGCATCTGACGCTATGGGCAAAGCCTATGACGCCAATACCATGCCCAACACAAACTTAATACAGAACAAGACAGTATCCAAACTAAGCGAAGTAGGAGCAATCTAATGCCAAAGGTAGGAAAAAAAGAATTCCCATACACTGCTAAGGGAATGGCTATGGCCAAGATGGAAGCCAAGAAGACTGGCAAGAAAGTAACAAAGAAGAAGACCACTAAAAAGAAAACCGTTAAGCGCGGACTATTCGGAGGAAAGTAATCATGGCAGGTATGAAGAAGAAGGCAACCCCAAGTGGTGCTAGAAAGATTGCAGACAAAGACTTTTATAAGTCAACAGGAGTAGGAAAGACTGCTCAGGCATCAAGAGGTATGAACATCTATGCTAAAGAAAACATACCTAAAGGATATACAGTTCAAAAAGTTAATCTAAAAGGCGGCAAAACTATTGCTGTTGTTGGACTAACTAAAAGTGCTTCTGCAGCAAGAATGGTAACATCTCAACCATCGGGATATCAGAACCCAAATGTTGGAAAAAATAAGCCAGCACGGGGAATGGCACGAGGAAAAGGGCCTACAATTGGTGGAGCACTACCTAAGCCAACAAGAACAAAGAAAAATATTTTTAAGAAACAACCTCGATCAAAATGAGTTGGTTAAGCAAAAAGCCTACAGCAACACCTAAACCAAAGGCAACTCCATCTCCAACTCCATCAACTTGGGCACAGAGACAGAAGAAAGCAGAAGCCGACCTTCTCAAGAAGCGCAAGGCAGATGCAAAGAAGTTTGGTTCCTGGCCAAACGGTTACACCAACTAGGAAATTATTATGTCTTATACAAAGCCTGAACTGCGTGAGCGGATTAAGAAC